CGATCTAAATCTTGTTCTCGTTAACGGTCACCGTTACGACATCGCCGGGGCGAGCCGCGCCATCGGGTTGATCTTTGGCAAGTTGATATCCGACGATTTTGATCATTGCTTTTCTCCAACCTCTGTTCTGAAGTAGCTGCGTGGCCACTCAATGCGGACCTGCGCAACGATGTGGACAAAGGGTTTTTCGCCCATATACGGGTGCATGTTGTGCGGCACGTGAGCCGGAAAGATCGCCATCAGTCCGGGGCGTGGGCAGACATTCACGGAATGGCGATCTTCAAATGGCAAACGCAGATCCGATAGCGCGCGCGAGGGATCTTCAAAAACAAACGTGGGCTCATTGATGCCATCGCCGTTTTGATTGATCCGTGCGCCGATCAACGTCGGATTTCCACTGGGCCAGTAAGCAATGCCCAGATCGCTCTCACGCGCCTCCGTGTGGGTGCTGATGTGACTTCCCCGGTGGAGGACAACACCGCGCAGCCCGATGCTTGCAACCGGGTAGCCCGTAAAAGCCATGGCGTGTTGCGATATTCGCGCAAGGAGCCATTGAACCGACGGACTGGAAGCGGCTTGCAAATCGTGGAGTCGAAGTTCATTTCCGACACAACCTTTTTGCGCAGCGCAGCCTTCAATGACCAGTTTTTCCAGAGCTTCGTTGTGGGTCTGCGAACCTACGAGTTCGATAGTCATGATCGAAGTCGGCCACAAGTGGACCTGATTCACCGTGTCCATGTCAGCATCCACAGTTGCAATTGCAGTTGCAATTCGACGTCAATTGCGGTCGGACCACGCCACCAGAAATGTTCCAACTCGCCAAATGCCATGCGGTCGCCCCGTCACCGCCCAGGTTGTCCCATCCAGACCAGGTCGCCGTATTGGCAGATCCTGCCGCAGTCGCATAGTTGACCGAAAAATTCGCCGGATTCCAAACGTAAAAATTGGCCCCATCATTGCTACCCCACAGCCAACTTGGCTGCCCGGACTGCCCCGCCCAGTTGTAGGTGCCAGCACCGGCGGTCGACACCAGCTTTGACGCAGTAGCGGCGTTACCAGTGACGCTAATCGGCCAAGTCCCAGACGCGCCTGAACCGCCCGGTTGCGGCGGTGTGTAGCCCAATGCGCCGGTGACATCACTGGATGCCAGGGTTACGGCACCTGTACGTCCAAAGACGGACGTCACCGGAACTGCCGGGAAACTGATGGCCGTTTGACTGACTGCGGTGACCTGGCCCTTCGCATTGGTAGTGACCACCGGCACCGTCGTGGCATTGCCCGCTACACCCGGATTGGCATTGACCGTTGGCAAAGTTGCAGCAATCGAGATGCCGGCGCTGCCGTCGAAGCTGGCGCTGCCGGCCACGTCACCACTGACCGCGATAGAGACTGCCGTCTTAAGCTTGACCGCTTGCGCTGCCACGACGTTGTAGGTTGCGGCGAGTGCGCCCCACGCCGTGCCGTTCCAGAACTCCCAATAGCCGTTTGCCGAATTCCAGCGAATGGCGTTAGCGGGAGGGTTGGTGACCGTGACTTTTGCCGGATCCATGCCGGCGGCCAGATCGGTGTCACGGGCGGCAATAAAGGTCAGGAAGTTCGCGTAGGTATCAGTAAGCCCTGGTTTGGACCAATCTGCCATGTCAATATCCTTTCGCGGACCAGGAAACGTTTCCGGAGACCCGCTGCCCTGCGCTGTTGAAAATAAAAATGCTGAATCCCGTCGGGTTGGGTGCGCCCGAGAAGTTGTAGACGGCTGTCAATGGCGTGGTCCCCGCAGCGGTCAGCGTGATGCTGGTGACGCTGATGAATGGCACGGCAAAGTTGGCCGTTGTCCCGCTCACATCGGAGGCATTGCACGCGACGGTTCCGCCGTCGTTCTTGAGCTTCACGTCCAGCCGAACGTTGGCTCCAGAGAGTTTGTAAAGGCTGGTCGTGTCCGTGGCTTGAACCTTCAACCGATATTTCACGTACCGAAAGTTGGTCGAGTAGACCTGCCAGACACTGGAATTCAGGGTGTAGGTAGTGCCATCTGCGCTCGTTGAAATGTCGCAGGCGATGGACGGAGCACCTGTCACCGCGAGTCCGTTGGCCGACACAGTGATCTTGCAGCCTGCCAACACGGAGCCGTAATCGATCACCTCCTCGTAGTAGCCCGGTGTCAGATTGGGCTGAATGAACAACGGAAAGCTGGCGTTGACCTGGTCTTGCGGCGTATTCCAACTGCGCGTGGAAAAGTGCGCCGAAATGGTTTCGGTCGCGTTTACCGGCAACACCCATCCACCGTCAATGTCCGGTGCCATGGATGACCGCGTCCCACCGAAGGTAGTCGCGTAGTTGGCCTTGAGGACATAGTCCGGTGGCGCGCTTACAGTAGCGGCGACCGAACCCGGCGTGCCGTAGTTACCTGCGGTGTCGATCGGGCAGATCCAGTAGATGTAGGTTCCCGCCACCGTTTCCATGATGGTGGTGAATCCACCCGACTTGGTGCCGATCAACGCTGCGCTGGCCCATGTTGCGCCCTTGCGAATCTCGAACGTGGCCGTCGGCAGTGAACCGTTGGTCTGGTTCCAGTACAGCAGCACCGTGTTGTCGATCACCTGTTGGGTGATCACTGGCGCGGCCGCCGGTGTGATGGATGCCGTGACCAGTGCGGCTGCGCCGGTATTGCCGAACGTATCGACCGCTGCGATCCAGTAGTTGCGCACACCCGACCAGACTGCACGCTCCTGGTACAGGGTGGTTTTAACGCTGGCCAGCGGGGTGGCAGTCGTCCACGACGTGCCACCCGTGCGAATGTCGTAGTGGTCGGTGCCAAAGCTACCAGTCACGGCGGCCCAAGACAATACGACGCTGTCACCCAGGAAGGTCTGACTGACGGTCGGCGCGACTGATCCGGCGATGGTGATGCTGGCTGCCGTATCGGCGGCGGAATAGTTGCCACTGGAATCCACCGCCTTGATGCGCCAGCTATAGCTCCCGGCGGTCATGGTCGGCAGCTTCAACTGCGTGGTCAGCGCGGTAGCCAGAAACGTGGCCGTGGCAAAACTGGTTCCCCCGGTTCTAATTTCATACTGCGCCAGATCCGCGTCTGAAACCGAACCCCAGGTGAGTAACACGCCATCGGGCAGCACATTGGCTGTGGCAGACGGCACATTGGCCGGTGGCGCGGTTTTCCCCACTACTGTCACGCTGGCCTGCGTCCATGCGCCGCGCACACCGATGGTGTTGACCGAGCGCGCACGCACGTCATAGCTCACCCCGTCCTGTACCGGCGAAATCCAGGTCGCAGTCAAATCGGCTGCCAACGTGTCGGCTGAAATCCAACTGCTGTCGGCAGTCTTTTTGAACTGGACTTCAACTTGTCCCTTCTGGGCGAATGCGTCCGCTGGGGCCGCCCACGCGGCTTTGATGCGCGAGATGATCGAGCCGTCGCCCAGTCGCAGCAGTTCACTCGTGCCGGACGTCAGCGTCAAGCTGCTGATGACAGGCACATTGAAAGGATCCGGCAGATTGGATCGCGGCACGATGGATGCCGGTGCGAGGTTGGCCAGGGTATAGACGTTGGCGTCGTATTCCTGCGCGACGATGGACACTTCGTCACTGTCCTTCAGTTCAATCTGCAGGATGCGAAACAGCTTGGCGCTCCAGCCCGGGGTGGAGTGCGTGATCGGGACCACGTCACCCACTTCACAACGCAAACCTTCCTGAAACGCCGAGAACTTGACGACCAGCCCATAGCGGCTCTGGTTTAAGGTCAATTGACTGATATTCTGGGCCCGGTAAACATTGGCGGTGAAAGGCAGATCGATCTTGGCCTCGAGCAGCAGTCCGTTGTCGACCGCGCGCAAGGCGGTCGATTCCACCATCGCCAGATCCGGCTGCCATTTCTTGGCCGGGTTGTAGAAGCCAGCGGTGACGCGGTTGAACTTGGTGCGCTTGCCGGCCTGCGTGATGACCCAGGAGCCGGTGATGTTGCTCTCTGTGAAGCCAAAGCTCGCAGGGGTTGCGAGTTGGTCCAGGACCAACCGGTATTTGCCGGCGGAAAACACCAGCATCCCACGGCACGCGGTCAGCAGCGCCTTGATGTTTTGGTACGCGGTGTTGCTGGTGTCGACCGTGCCATCACTCGTGTAAGTTGCGTAGTCGATCTGCGTCAGGGTGTGCGTGCCGCTACCCGCGTTTGTCAGATCAATGGTGCTGCCGGAAAAAGCATTTGCAAGCGACGTCGCCAGCTTGTAGGCGACATCGGTCGCCTTGACTGCGTAATACGTCGTGCCCGCAATCAGTGGGGTAGGCAGCGCGCCAGTGGAACTGAAGCGCACACCATCGCCTGTGTCGACTGGCTCAGGCTGTGCAAAGGTCAGCAGATCGGTTGCCGGATCCACCGTGAAAGTGTCCGAATATGCGGGAGACGTCACCCGCACATCGCAGGCATTCGCCGCCGCCGTAAAACTGCTGTCGTCAATGCTGGCCGTAGCAATACCGCGCCCATAGAGCGTGTTGGTCAAGTAGTCCCGCACGGCCAGTGCTGCGTTGTTGGACCAGCGCGTGCCGCCATCGCGTGGGTCATAGAGCGTGCGACCGCGCACATCAGCGGTAACGGTCGGGAGCCCTGAAAAAGCGTTGCTGTCGTACTTTAGCTGGACGTACAGGTAGGCACACCCCGTCAGCGTGCAGGCACCGGTCCACTTCGACACCGCAGCAGTGAGGGTCGCGTCCGCTGGGTCGCCACTTGTACCCAGGTGCTTATTGATTGTGAGCAGTCCAGAAAACTTGCCGTCCGTGGACAGCACGTCGTCCAGATACACGTTATCGATGCTGGCGACTGGTCCCTCCGCCAGCACGATCACAAGATGCAGGTATTCGTGGTTGGAACCAGACACTTCGATGAAAACACGTGTCCCGCCGACCCGACGCCTGCCGTAGATCACCGGAATCGGATCCACATTGCTTTGCGAATTGATCAGAATGCCCTGCGCTTGCGCCGAGGACACTGCCGACTGCGCCTGCGATGGGGCGTTCATGCCACCGCCCAGGATGGCCTGCGTCGCCAGGTTGGCAACACCACCCGCAATGAGTCCGGCAGCGCCACCGATGAAATTAGCAGTCGCAATGGACGCGCCGAGCACATCGGCGGCGGCCGCAGTGATGCCCGAGTCGATCACGGTGCCGAGAACGGCATCGGCCACCACTGCCCCGACCGCATCGGAGACGGCGGAGCCCACGATGGCTCCGATGATCACGCCGGCCATCAGTCTTGCTCCGGCCCCAGGACCTTAGCAAACATGCGCTCTGAGTCCTGGTAGCCCAAGTGTTCCAGTAACCGGCCAAAGTCCTTCTCGCGCTTCACGTGGTAGTAGATCTTCTTGACGCCTTGACCCTTGAGGCCAATCTCTGCGTAGCGCAGCAACTTGAGAACCACCCGTCCCGCGCGGGCGTCGGGGACGACATAGACCGCGCTGTTGGCAGCGACCAGTGCGTCCTGGTAGTGGATGTGGGTTTGGACCACGAACACGGCGTAGCCGACGATGCAGCCCATCTGCCCTGATCCGCGCTTGGCGATGAACGTGGCCAGCTTTCCGGCGGCATCGAGTTCACGATAGCGGACCCAATCCACGTTCAGACGCTCCAGATCCTTCTGGCCCACTTCGTCGTACTCGCGTTCGGCTAGGACTTGAAGTTGGTCCGCTACCGTACCGATCCGCACCCGGGAGAATGTGAAGCTCATGCTGCGCCCCACTTGATCTGCTGGTTGAAATTGGTGACGAACTGAAATCCCCGGTCACCCGGAAACCAAATCTGCTCCTCGTCGTCATTGGTGTGGCGACCTGGCGTGCGCTGGAAATCGACCCATTGGGAACTGGCGCTCACCGCAATCGTGCAAGAGCCGTGGCCTGGGTCGTCAGAAATTTCCATGGTGTCAATGCGGCCGTCAAAAATCAGCAAGGGACTGCTGATCAGGGCCTGCGTGTAATCCAGGAACGCCTTGTAGACCGCGATGCGTCGATCGATGTAGGGCTTGGACAGGGCAATGGCGATCCACGTTTGGTCCACGGCAGACACCTGCACCGTGACGTTGGGGATGGTCATGTCGCTGGTCTCCGAAAGCCCTGAGAAGCCCAGGAAGTAGCCGTTGGCGGTGTAGGTGTTGCCACCCCAGACGACGTTGACCCACGCGTCGCTCATCCGGATCGTGCCGTCGTCAAACCAGGCTTCTACCAAATAGATGGGCTGGTTGCTCGACTTCAGTATCTCGGTAATGAACGCTGCGCTTGCACCACGATCCATTAGAAAGCCTCTACCAGTGGCAGGGAAAAGTTGTAGATCACGGGTGGCGATACCGCCATCTCAACCGAGTCGCCCGCCAGCGCCAGCGTGAATGGCACGTTGCGCACGACCAGAGCAGCGCCATCGGCAGGCGAGAACATCAACCCGGGTTCAATGGTCAGCGTGGCGTTGCCGCTGGCATCCGACGACGCGTCGGCTGTGACCATGTACACCTTGGTCTGTCCAGCGATGCCAATGAAATCACCCGCCTTGAGTAACCCGGTCACGCTGGCACTCCAGCCTTTGGTGGCAAGTGCTCGCCCGGACTGCGCCACACCGTTGACCAGCGGCGTCCCGGTCGCCACACCCTGGGGCTGCTTGTGCCCAGGTAGCACCATCGTGAAGCTGTCCGTCTGCCCCCGCTGCGCGATCACAAAGGCCTGAATCGGCGCGAACTGGGCACGCGTCAAACCCACCCAATCGGCAGTGACCAGCCAGCGTTGAGCGCCGGTGGTGCGCACGCTGCGCCGCAGGTTGTGTGACAACGAGACGCGTGTCGGCTGCAGCGATTGGATCTTGATGCCGCTGGGCGACGGAGTCAGGGGGAATGCTCCGCTCATGCCGTTATCCCATACCGACCGCGCATGTTGAGCGCCTGATTGACGATGCCAACCACCACCGCCTTGTTTTGCACCATGGCGGACTGAAAGCTGCGAGCATCCATTGCCCGTACCGAGAAGTTAATGTTGATCGGGCCCTGACTTCCACCGCTCGTGCTGGCCGAACCCGTCGGATTGGTGCCATTGGGCAGGATGGATCCCGCCCCGTTGGGGACAAACCACTCGGGGCCTTCCTCGCCCACGATGTAAGGCTGATTGCCCGCTACAGGTCCGCCGTCCGCTTTGAACAAGCCGGAGAGGAAGTTGCCAGCGCTGCTGAACATGCCCGAGAGGCTCAGACCACTGGTGGCCTGTGCCAGTGGCTTCATGATGCTGTTTTGGATCTGGATGCGGATCAGGTCACTGATGATGGAATCAGCCAGCGTTTTAAAGTCGAGCTTGCCTGTGCGAACAAACGTGACCAACGCATCCTCCATACCCTTGAATGCGTCGGAGAACAGTTTTTGCGATTGGGCGGCGGCGCTGCTAATGTTGTCGATGTAGTCGTTGAGCGCCTTGGAAACACCCGTCTCCCAAGCATGTTCGGCCGCCCAGCGCGCATTGATGGCGTCGATCATGATGGCGTTGGATTTGACCGCCTCGTCGCGCAGCTTCTGCTGCGCCTCAGCGGAGAACTTGGCACCAGACTTCTCGGCATCCCAGATCTGCTGCTCCACGGCCAGGAAGTTTTTGCGCGTGGTGGTCGCAATCTCCTGATCGCGCGCATTCATGCCGATCAAGGTGTTCTGGAACTCGTACTGCTGGTTGGCTTGCTCCATGCTGCGGGTGAAGGCATCCACCCGCTTGGTCTCATCGGTCTGCTGGATTTGGCCGACTACGGACTTGACCTTACCCATCTCGCCCAATCGGCCTTCCTTCTCGGCCAGCAGACGACCCTTTTCGATCATGGCCTCGTACTTACCAAGTTGGTCTTTGACGGCTTCGACGTTCAGCGAATTCAGATAGCTTTCGAACGCACTGGTCTTGTTGCCGCCTTGGTCAGGAATGGCAAATGACTGCTTGCGCGTCTCCGCCAGTTTCTTGAGACCCGCGTCGCGCTGAGCGAACTGCTCGTCGAGTTTTTGCAGAAAAGTGGGCGCGCCGAGAATCTTGTCCATGTCCTCGTTGAAGGACTCGGCATGGCTCTTGAGATCACTGGTCAGCGTGGCAAAACGGCGCTTGACCGGATCCAGACTGCCTTCCTGAATCATGGCCGCGCCCAGACCATCGGCAAACGTAAGCACAGAGACGATGTCGGCGAAAACCGCACCGATGGAGGAACCC